TACCGAATGATATTGATTATATTATACGTGATAAAGAAAACGATGAAAAATGGTACAATAAAATGTTGCCATTCAACGATAAACTCAAAGTAGGATTTATGTATAGTGGATTATTGATTTCCTATATTGATAAACATATTGAATTGAATGATTTTAAAAATATTTGTTGTGATGAAAATATTCAAGCTATATGTCTTCATAAAATGGATGATAAAATTAAAGACGATTTTTCCAAAATAGATTTTGCTAGCGAAATATTTGTGGATGATATTGATATGAATAAGGCGTTTACGGATACTATATCCATATTGCGGAATATAGATGTCCTTGTTACTATAGACACTTCAATCGCACATTTGGCTGGTGTTATGGGTATAAAAACATTACTTCTTATTGGATATACAAGTGAATGGCGATGGTTTGACAATGATGACAAGGTCTGGTATGAGAGTGTAGATATTATTAGAATGACAGAACAGAAACCATTACATAATTTAATGCCTAGAGTGAAGGAACTATTAGACACAGAATATGTAAACAAACAACTAGATTAGCATTTAGCAAAAATATTTTATTGTAAAAATAATAATAAAATATTTCATTCAATCAATCAATCAATCAATATTGAAGTAGGTAGCTGTATTGTATTATCGGGCGTACATTAGACCACAATTTCCACCAACAAATGTAAGCACATTGTATCTCTCTTCAAACACGGTCATATTATAGTTATAATCGTAAATTCTCCAAGTGGGTTTATTTACACCGATTAAATTTCCACATGAATCGCAAATGGTCAAGAATTGTGCCGAAGGGTCTAATGGTGGACTATACGTAGTGAATTCTAGTTGAATGTCTTTGAACTTACTCATATTCATGGCTCCAGATGGTTGAAAATCAAATGGATCATTATGAATCGCAAAACTATAATTGTAAAGGCCGTCTGGAGCATTGCCTGATGTGCGCACATATTTTTCAACATAGTCGTATATTCCAGCATCTAAAACATTTTCTCTGTATTTTCCATCCAATAAAACACCGAATTGAAGTAAAATATTTTTTTGATTTTCAGGAGAAAAGGGACCAGTTGTAACTAGTCCGGATGTATGTCCAAATATAGGATTTTCTAACGGATTATAACCAGGACCAATATCTGTACCTCCCGAACAATCGAGTACAGGTACGCTCCAATTACCAGATGAGTCAGCATATGTACTATTATTAGGCAATTCTTTATAAGGCCAGTTCGTATAATTACTCCATTCATTTCTCAAATTAATATCACTTCGTTGAAATGCCCACATCCAAGATGAAATCATACCCTGAGTATTTTCTAATTTAACACGTTGACTACCAGTAACATTGAAAAACTTCCAATCATATACAGACTTAAATAAATATTTTTGCTCTTGAGCTGCAAATACTTTTGACTCTTCCTCTGTTAAAAATCCATAAGTAGATACTAAATGAATATCCGCGTTCCAATTTGTTCTTTTATCTTGATATGATGTTGTACTTAATGCTATATCAGGTGGTGGTTGTAAGAATCGGTAAAATTGTTGTAATGGATCATTAAAATTAGGTTGAATATATGGATAATTATGTGCTTGATCTTCTACATCACGTATAACAATCAATTCTTGAATAGGTCTTAATGTAATATTTATCTCTAATTCATTGTATTGAAGTGCTACTAAAGGAAACGCCATTTTCGCAGCCATAGTAAACCAAAAATTGATAGGTATATATAACTTTCTGGCTCTAATAGATGGTTCTGGTCCTTGTTGGCCATAATCCTCATCATAATAAGCATTTGGATAAGCATTTATCCTAGGAGCCACATTTCCAGGATCATTTAATTCACTTGTATTACCAGTCATTTTGTTGTAAAGTGCCTTTTTCTCGGTAGAAAAGTCACGCTGAACCATGGCTAGTAAATAAGCACCAGAATACTTGTTCAGTGTTTGTCCACCGACTGATATTTCCACTTCTTCAATCATTTGTGTTCCCAAATTATCTATCCATTTAAATTCATAAGGTGCCCAGTTAGAAGAGCAGTCTTGAGGTGGATAAATTGGACTCCAAATGGTAGGCAATTGGACAACTAAATAAGTGTCCATCAATAATTCAGCATATCGTTTCATTCTAAAGGTGAATTTAGATGATTCTGTAGTACGTAAATTACGTTGTCCGTCAAAATCTATGCGAAACTTTTGAAGACCGAAATTGGTGTATTTTTTATATGTCGTTTTGAAAAAAGTTTTCGACGGATTTCCATTTAAATATACATTTTGATTTCCATAAGCCACCAAATTTAATAATCCTCCAGGCATTCGTATATATATTATCATACAATAATAATATTTAACTTAATGTAATCTTAATTGTTAAATTTTACACCTTTGATAATTTTTACACATAATTTCACAGTTTACGTTTATCATTTAGAAAAATATACATATAATTACAACATACAATTCATTCGTAATTGTTCTAATACAAATTATTTTTTCATATGATAATATAAGTATTATGGATAAAGTAAATAAATTCAAACAAATGTTTTCAGGTTTAATGAATGAGCAAAATAAAGCAACTATGGTTAAATATACCGCGTATACATTAGTTGCTATAATGATTATTGGACTAATTGTCTACACAAGAAATAAAATGGTACTTGGTCAAAATAATTGTGACAATATAAAAAACATATATTCATCATTTCCTACCATTTCATCCTTTAATGTCAATGATTCTTCTTACCAATACAAATTGAGGGATTATTATATTAAAACTGCTTATAATTGCTGTTGTAGTGGTGAATTTAAAAATGATTGGGTAGGTGAGTGTGCTTTAAAAGCTTGTATCGCACAAGGAGCTCGAGTGTTAGATTTTGAAATTTATTCAGTTAATGATGAGCCAGTAATAGCTACATCTTCAGTTAATAATTATCATATTAAGCAAACATATAATCAAATTCCATTGAAAAGTGCCATGCAAATAGTAAATAATTATGCTTTTAGTGGAGGTTCATGCCCTAATCCAAACGATCCATTAATTTTACATTTCCGCATTTCTAGTAACAATGAAAAAATTTACAAAAAAATGGCTGATACTATCTATTCGACAATTGGTCCTAAATTACTTGGTAAAGACTATAGTTATGAATACAATGGACAAAATTTAGGGAGTGAACCATTGACCAAATTCGTAAATAAAATTATTATTTCAGTTGATCGTGGCAATCCTCTTTACGAAACAACACCATTAAAAGAATATGTAAATATCGCATCTAATTCTGTATTTCTAAGAGGATCGCGCGAATATGATGTCAAATTTACACCTGATTCAAATGAATTGATTGAATATAATAAAAAAAATATGTCATTCACCATGCCAGATTTAAGTGTATCCAATAATAATGTATCAGCTGCTCTAAATTTCAGTTACGGTTGTCAATGGGTTGGTATGTGTTTTCAAAACTTTGATTCAAATATGGAGTATTATAGTCTGTATTTTGATAAAGTTGGTCACGCGTTTGCATTAAAACCAGAAAATCTACGATTTGTACCTGCTACCATCCCTAAACCAACACCTCAATCTCCTGAAAATTCTTATACTACACGCACAACGACTACAGATTATTATTCTGTTAGTGTGTAAAATATACGGTAGTTATCTGATATACGATTTATTCAAATACAATTTATTCAAATACATATTATATTTTTATAACAGCATAATATATATTCTTTATTCATGGCTACATGTAATACTAAATTAACCCTTGAGGAAAAAGAGGTAGCTATATTAAGGGATGCGATTGATATAGCCGAAAAACGCAAGGGTCAAAAAATCACCAGTGATCCGGATGTTAAAAAAATCATTTCCATTTTAGAAGATTTTTTAAAGAAAAATAAACTCGTTTGTTATGGAGGTACCGCTATTAATAATATTCTCCCATTAGAGGACCAATTCTATGACAAAAACCTTGAAATACCAGATTATGATTTTTACTCATCTAATGCTCTAGAAGACGCAAAAAAACTGGCCGATATTTATTATGAAGCAGGGTTTCAGGAAGTGGAGGCGAAATCGGGTGTTCATCATGGAACATACAAAGTATATGTTAATTTCATTCCAGTAGCTGATATAACCTATTTAGAAAAATCACTTTTTACTCGTGTTCAAAAGGAAGCAATCCGTGTGTATGGTATTTTATATTGTCCACCTAATTTTCTCAGGATGAACATGTATTTGGAGTTGTCACGTCCTGCTGGTGACATTAGTAGATGGGAAAAGGTCTTAAAACGTCTCCTATTATTAAACAAAAATTATCCGTTAAAGGGGAAACATTGTGATCCTAAAACTTTTCAGAGAAAATTTGAACGAGTTGATAATGGTACAGAAGAACAATTGTATTATGTTGTTCGCGACGCTTTTATTGACCAAGGACTCGTATTTTTCGGTGGTTATGCTAGTTTTCTATATTCTACATATATGCCTGCTAAACAAAGAAAAATGTTTCATAAAACACCAGATTTTGATGTATTGTCTGAAGAACCTGAAAAAGCAGCTACTATGTTAAAAGAACGATTAGAGGATTTTGATTATAAGGATATTCAAATTATCAAACACACTGGTATCGGGGAACTAATTGCTCCTCACATTGAAATAAAGGTGAAAATCAACAAGATTCATGAAACTATTGCGTTTATTTATAAACCATTAGCATGTCACAGTTATAATGTTGTTAAAAAGGGTAACAAAAGTGTTCGTGTCGCTACTATTGATACAATGTTGAGTTTTTATTTCGCCTTTTTCTATAGTGGTCGTGATTATTATGATGACGAACGTATTGTATGTATGGCTCAATATTTATTTGACGTTCAGCAAAAAAACCGTCTTCAACAAAAAGGTGTTTTAAAGCGTTTCAGCATTAATTGTTACGGTAAACAAGACACCTTGGAAGAAATGCGAAATACCAAATCTGAAAAATACAAGGAATTAAAGGGTGAACGTGGGTCAAAAGAATACGAATCGTGGTTCTTACGATATGTTCCATTTGAGGAAAAAACAAACAAGTCAAATACAAAACATAAAACTCGTTCTCACTCTAATAAAAAGACCAAGGCTAATAAGAAACATTCAGCTGGAGAGGGCAAAACACAAAGGCGCCAGAAAAATACCAAGAAATTTACCAAGAAGAATTCCAAAGGAAATGGAATATTTGGTCTATTCTAGGTACTAGGCATTTCATATACTATGGTATCCATGGTTCTTTACGAAAATAAAATAAAATAAAATAAAATAAAATAAAATAAAATAAAATAAAATAAAATAAAATGAAATGTATATGACAATGTATATTTTATTTTATGCGTTCATGATCTTACTAATGTATTTTTTAGCCGGTATAAATAAAGCTAAGAATTTTTCATCAACCGTAAAAGGTTTTCAAAGTATGTTTTTCCTACAAAAATTACCTAGTATTTTTTATGATTTAACTATATTAGGGGTTGTTTTACTAGAAATATTTGCTCCAATTATCATTATGTTCTCTCTATACACAAATACACACACAGAGTGTGCGTATTATTCTAGTGTAGGATTAGCAGTATTTACCGTTTTAGCAAATCTTATTTATCATTTCCCAACAAATAAAGGCCAATATTCAGCTTTTATGAAAAATTTGACAGCAATTGGTTCACTTATGTTACTTTCAACGTTATTTGCTTAGAACAGTAGTATATCAAATAATTTTATCGCGGGTAATATTAAATGAATTGTAAATTAATTATTCTAACTTTTATCATCACTGCTTTGTGGGACATTGTCTTGCGGTTTATGTCTCTTAATTTCGAAAAACTACCTAAAGCACTACAAATGGATTTTGTTAAATACTTGAAGCCTTATTTTCAACATCATACTCTTTTAGCCGCTGCTCTAATAGCTGGTTTTGTAGGAGCAACAACACAACCTATTATTTTATCAATAATGTCTTTTCCTAAAAGCATATTTGATATCATATATGTTGGAAAATTTATGATAGTAACCTTCATTATTAGCGCATTATATGGATTTATAATGAAATGGAGTAAATTGTTCCCTTATCTTGAAAAATATTATTATGATAATTTGGGCGTAGTTGGTGGTATGTATCATGATGGTGTATCGGGAGTCATTGTTCAAATTACATTGCTATTACTGTTGTCCAATGTATTACGGTAATTGAATACTTGTAATTGAATACTTGTAATTGAATACTTGTAATTGAATAATTTGTTGTTTTACGCACTATCATTACATATCTGTT